TCCCTGGCCCTAAGACGTGGGAGCAAGCGCTCCGAGTGCTCAAGCCTGGTGGGTACGCTGTCGTGTTCGCAGGTTCGCGCACGGTGGACCTAATGGCCACCAGCTTGCGCCTGGCGGGCTTCGAGGTCGTGGACATGCTGCACTGGATGTACGGCTCGGGGTTCCCTAAGTCGTTCGACATCGGCAAGGCTGTCGACGCACGGGACGGCCTAGGGGCCAAGCGGGAGGTGCAGCTCAAGGTGACAGAGTGGATCAGGTCGACGGGCCTAACGCCTGTCGCGATCAACACGATCACCAACACGTTTATGGGCTCGCATTATACGACCGCCGCAAGCCAACCGTCGGTGCCGACTCGAACAGACTTCGAGAAACTTCGGACGCACTTCGGAAAGCCGGTGCCGCAGTGGATCGAGGACGCAGTAGACGAACGCACAACGGAGTCCGAAAACCTTAAGCGCCGCGAGGTTATCGGCCACCATGCTGACCCGGCGCAGGCGGCCAGGTGGCGCGAGAAGTACGACGGGGGCAGCGTCAACGAAGCCGCGGCGATCACCACCGCGTACTCAGACGAGGCCAAACAGTGGGTGGGGTGGGGAACTGCCCTTAAACCGTGCCACGAGCCGATCATCCTATGCCGCAAACCGCTCGAGGGCACATACGCTAACAACATAATGACGCACGGCTGTGGGGCGCTGAACATCGACGGCTGCCGTGTCGGGGACGGGGAGATGCAGCGTACCAAGTCCAACGGGATTAAAATATCGGAAAACGGAAGCATGGCCGGCGGCAACTCTGCCGTAGTTGCCGCCGAACCCTCCCAGGGGCGTTGGCCCGGCAACGTGCTGCACGACGGCTGCCTGCCCGAGCCTATGGACCGTTACTTCTACCACGCCAAGGCCAGCAAGGCGGACCGCGACGAAGGCATGGACGGGTTCGCCCATAAGTCGGCGGGCGAGTGTACCGGCGGGCGAGGTGAAGACAGCGACGGGCTAAACAGCCCACGAGCTGGCGCGGGCAGAACGTCAGGGGCCCGCAACTCCCACCCGACCGTGAAGCCGACCGCCGTTATGCAGTGGTTGTGCCGATTGGTCACGCCGCCAGGTGGCACACTACTCGACCCGTTCTGTGGGTCAGGGTCAACACTAAAGGCTGCCGCGCTCGAGGGCTTCAACGCCGTGGGGTGCGAGATGTCGCCAGAGTATGCAGAGATCGCCAGAGCCCGAGAGGAGGCAGCAAAATGCAAACAGTCTACATAACGCCGTACACCGTCCCAAGCGGGCAAGCGTCCGCGCCGTCCACGCCAATGCAGGCGGCAAGCATTAAGGCGGCGGGCGGCATGATGTTCTCAGGGGCGACACCAGTCATCGACCGCAAGCGCATGCTAGTGTTTGACGTCGGCGGGGGCAACCGTGTGGCGATCACCGATTACGCGGTCGCCTAAATAGTTATTGACTATAGGGAAAATAGGGGGCATGATGCCCCTTATTTACCATTAGGAAAACAACAAAAAATGAACAAACGCAAATTAGCCAAAGACCGCCGCGACGAGATCGTGTCCGTAGCGTTGGCGCTAGCAGTAACCCACGGCTACGCCCGCGTGACCCGTGAGGCTGTCGCCACGCGCGTCAACGTAACGCCCCAAGCTATCCAACATCACATCGGCACCATGGCCGCATTGCGTCGGGACCTCATGCGCAGGGCCATCGAGTGCGAATGCCTACCGGTGATCGCCCAAGGCATGGCCAACCGCGACGAGCACGCCCTCAAAGCGCCGCCGGAGTTGCAGGCCCGAGCGAGGGCCGCACTATGAACCAACCAGAACACAAGAACGCAAGGCAGCACAGCGACGAGATGCACTGCGGTCACAGCGGCAAGACCTGGGACGTCAACGACCCGGAGCCGCCACCGTGTACCGCGTTGTCAACAGCGCGCGCCCCGGTCAAGCTGCGGGGGCGCAAGTAATGCGCAGGCTGTTAGCTGGCCACGAGCCTGCGGAACGCGTCGCCCTGTTGCTCTCGCTAACCAGCATCCGGTCCGAAGGCATACGGGCGGCACTCGAGGACCACCTCGTCCGCGGGCAAAGGGTGGCCGACGCTGCGGTGGTCAACGGCGAGTTAGACAAGAACGTCCGACGGGCGCTCGGCATACTGGAACAAGTAGCCGACACCGTCGAGAAAATCAAAGAAATCGATTGGGCCAAGCGCTCAGAAAAGTGAGGTAAAAGGCCATGAAAATGACATCTACGGTAAACAACCGACGCCACCTGTTCGTCGGGTCAAAGTTCGACCCAGACGGAGACCTTAAAGTCGAGCTCGGGCATGACGATGGGGGCGCGCAGGGCGCGTACTTCACCCGCGAGGACGTGCAGCGCCTGCACGAACACCTAGGGCGTGTGTTGGCGGGCGAAACGTGCTAAAAAAAAAGCCCCCACAGACGCGGAGGCAAAAGGAAACTAGGTGAGCAAGCCCGACAAGAGTACCACTGTGTGGGCGCGAAGTCATTAACATTCTTATTTACCTTTTAGAAAATAGTTATTGACTATTGAGAAAATTAACGGATATACTTTAAACCGTCAACCAACAAACTGAAACAAGGAACAAGGCAAAATGATTAAAATCGAATTTCCATCCGACCGCAAAGACATCGCACTGGCAATAGGCCAAGCACTGACCGCAATCGGCCAAGTCGCTGCGCTTGTAAACAACCCGTTCCCAGAGGGTGCACCGGTACAGAAGCCCCAGCCGCATCAAGTAGCCGCACCTGACGTCGAAGACGAAGACGAAGGCGACAAAGACGTGGCACCAACGGCGGGCGACTCTAGCCGCGTGGACGAGAAGGGCGTGGCATACAACCCACAGATGTGCGCCAACGCAGCAAAACCTTTTTATGCCAGCGGTAAGACCAAGGGCCAATGGAAGAAGAAGGGCGGCGAAAACGGCCCAACTGAGGCCGAGTATGACGCCTGGTACGCCGCAGCCCTTGCCGCTGTGACAACGGTCACTAATGCCGACACAGCACAAGCAGACGTGGACGTGTCGAAAGTGTGGAGCGCGGCCGCTGCACCCGCTAACGCTGGCCCGAAAGCGCCCACCAACCCCGGCGAGCTGTTCGCGTGGATCTCTGAAATGCAGGCCGGCGGCCGTCTGACGCAGTTCGATGTCGACGCGGCGTACCCTGCCAACAACCTGAGCGGATCGCAACTGTGGACCGCTGACCCGGCCACGCAGGCGCTAATGGTCGAGGCGCTATATGACACCCTAGCAATTAAGGCTAACGCATGAGTGCACACGCGCCAAAAGCCCCCAGCTTTGCACCTATCTGGGGCGAATGCTCCGGCGCAATAGCGGCCAGCGCGGGGCGTCAGGACAAAACGAACGCCCGCACGGTTCAAGGGACGGCGGCGCACTGGGTCATGGAGCAATGCGCGCGCAACTGGCGCAGCTCCGAAGTGGAGGCCGATCTGTTCTGCTCACTATGGGTAGGGCGGGTTGACCCCGACGGGACCGTCATCACTGACGAGATCGCCGAAGGGGCGCAGGTCATCCTCGACGACATGCTGTTTACGGTTACCAAGTTCGGCGGGTATCGGTATTTGTTGATCGAGCAGCGTGTCGCAATGACGCAGATCCACCCAACGGACAACTGGGGGACGCTTGACCTATGCTACTACAATCCGACCCACAACAATGGGCAAGGGCTGCTAGTAGTCTGGGACTACAAGCACGGCCACAGCCTAGTGCGGGCAAAAGGCAACCTTCAACTGGTGGACTACACCGAGGGGGCCTACGAGTCTTTTGCCATACCACCAGGGACCGAGGTCCGCCTCCGCATTGTCCAGCCGTTCGCATACGCCCCCTGGGGCCCTGTGGACGAGTGGGTCGGCACGTTGTCGGACTTGTTCCCGCTGTTCGCCCAGCTCAAGGCCAAGGCGCACGAAGCGGACACCGACCCGAAGCTGACAGCGGGCAAGCACTGCCGCTACTGCCCGGGACGTTTGGATTGCTCCGCCGCCCGAATGTACACACGATTGTGGAGCTCGATCGCCGACATGCCGTACGAGATGGACCGCATGACAGAGGACGACAAGGCCAAGGAGATCGACTTCCTAAGCGCTGCGGAGTCTGTGATCAAGTCGCGCCGTGAGGCTCTGACCGACGACCTACAATCCGCGATGATGTCGGGCAAGCCGTGCGACGTGAAAGTGTTCGAGGCCACGCAAGGGCCCGCGAAGTGGGTCGAAGGTAAGGACGCCGCAGCTATCGCCGCGTTCAAATCAATCGGCATCGATATCGCAAAAACTCAGCCCTTGACCCCAACGCAAGCGCTGCAAAAAGTACCAAAAGATTTAAAGGCCATAGGGGCGGCAATCGTCACCGGCTTAACTGTTAGAAAGATGAAAACACAACTAATTGACCGCACGGACTCGTATGTCGCGAGAGCGTTCGGTAAAAAGCAAACAACTGGAGAGTAAACACAATGCCATTATTAAACGAAAGCCCAAAGAACATGGTCGTCTGCCGCGGTATCGTAGTGTGGGACGGTATCACCCGCCCGGAAGCCCTAGAAGCTCGCGACGGCAAAGCGCCCGGCATGAAGTGGAATCTTAAGATCGTGCTTGAGCCGAATAACCCAGACTTGCCAGTCCTTGACCAGTTGGCCCAGCGCGAACTGTTCGAGGGTGAGTTCAAGGGCAATCTACCCCGCGGCGGCAACATGCCGATCGGTAACGTAGGTAATGACGAATTTAAAGGCATGTTCCCCGGCCATGCAGTGATCAACGTGTCAACGTTCCGCCAGCCTCAAGTCGTCGGCGAGAACGGCAACGCGCTGCAGCCGCATGAATATGGCCCGCTGTTCTACAACGGCCAGCGCGTCGATGTGATCTTGCACTGCAACACTTACAACAACGTGTCAAAAGGCGTGGCCACTCGCCTGGACGCTATCCGCATTTTGACCAGCGAAAACGCGCCACGCTTAGACATTGGCGGCGGCGGTACGTTCGACACCACCAAAGTGTGGGGCGGTCAGCCACAGCAAGCGGCACCTGCCCCTCAGCAAGCGGCGCCAGCATGGGGCCAACAGCCACTGCAAGCGGCACCTGCCCCTCAGCAAGCGGCGCCAGCATGGAGCCAACAGCCACAGCAAGCGGCACCTGCCCCTCAGCAAGCGGCGCCAGCATGGGGCGGTCAGCCACAGCAAGCGGCACCTGCCCAAGGCCAACCGCAGCAAGCATGGGGCGGTCAGCCACAGCAAGCGGCGCCTGCCCCACAGCAAAACGCTAGCTGGATGCCTCAACAGTAGGCCGACCCGCTCGACCGGCTGCCCTCGGGCGGCCTTTTTTTTTATAGGTACACCTTGACGCCCTACACGGGAAGGGTTAAGGTTACATAACACCAACAACGGGAGCAAAAAAGATGAACACGTTTACCACATTAAAAGGGCTTCTAACTGTCGCCGCGAAGCAGGACATCCGGTTTTACTTAAACGCGGTCCACGTCACGGCCACGCGCATGCAAGCGTCGGACGGCCACCTCGGCATGCAGGTCGACACCGACACGAAAATGCCTGCGGGGGTGGCGGAGGTCCTACTCTGCCGGCAGGACCTGGCGGTAAAGTTAAAAATGTTTACCGCAAAAAGTGACATTGAGCTGCGAGTGCTGCCGGAAGGAGGCGCCCTTCTGCAACAAATGGACGGGGGGCGCGAGCTCGGGCTGGCCGTGCCGGTAGCCACGGTCGACGGCCGATACCCGGACCTAACATGGGCAACGAGTACCATGCGCCCCCCTAACACCCCCGTGTGCACATTAGGGCTTAACGTTAAACTAGCGGCGCGGGCGTGCAACGCGATGGCGGCCGTGGGTGTGGACGCCAAATTCCCCGCCGCGGAGTTCAACCTGTATGACACGGGGGTCCGCCTCACCCGCGGGCCGGTGAACGTGTACGTGCTCGCTTGCAGGCTATAAGGACGCCACGCCATGCACTACTTTAAGAAAAAAGGCAAGACGCAGTTAGACGCCCGCGGCAACTTAATACTAAGCAAAAACGCCCAGTTAGTGACGACCACCAGCTCGTCCGCAGGGCCCACCGAAGTGGGTAACGCGAATTTTGTCATGCTGCGCGGTCGTGGCTTTATGGGCAAAGTCCGCGCGTCTACTATTGCGCTAAACTGGATCTGGGGGTGACATATGGCCAAGTACATGTACCGG